ACAATCAAACCTTAAAAACATCACTGTCACAACATATCGAGCAAATTCATATAATTACCTCTGCCAATGAGGTTTATAAAAACGATCAAAACTTTTTAATTAGGGTAAAACGGGGTGCTATATACTTATAGGTCGTTATGTAACATCGATTTTACCCCTATATTTTTATTTTTAGTCGCTCTTACAAACCTAATCGCGAAACCTCCAAACGGCGCTGCGTATTCAGCAACAACCGTTCATGGCTATTTTCACCCGGTAAATTTAAGGAACCGGGACGATGGCGGAACTCACGCCGAAACAAGCAAGATTTGTCGATGAATACTTGATCGATTTGAACGCTACACAGGCGGCAATTCGTGCGGGGTATTCGCTGCGAACTGCTGAAAAGATCGGATCGGAAAACCTCAAAAAACCAGATGTAATGCACGAAATTCAATCGCGCACGACAGAACGTCAGGAACAGACGGGCATAACTGCCGAACGCGTTCTGCAAGAAATCAGCCTCATGGCGTTCTATGACGTGGGCGATATCCTGCTCGATAAGCCGGCCGATGAACTGACGGAAAGTGAGGCCGCTAATTCTGCTGAGTACATCGTCAACGGGCGATACGTAATCGGCCTCCGCTCGCCTGCCGATATCAAACGCCTGCCGGAAAGCCTGCGTCGCATCATCGTCGGATGGGGCTACGACAAGAACCAGAATTTCACGGTCAAGCTCGCCGACAAGAGCAAGGCGCTCGATCAGCTTGCGCGTCACCTGTCGCTCTACAACGACAAAGTAGAGGTCAAGGGCTTTAATGAACTTGCTGAACGCCTAGCAAGGGCGGCTAACCGTGACGGCGATTAATCGGCGGCCCGATCCGAACGACGCGATAATCAAGCTCGCTGCCTCCTGCCGGTTTGATCCTGACCGTTGGGCGCGCGTTGCATTCGATTGGGGCCATGCTGATCTAGCCGAGTACGACAGCCCGCGCCAATGGCAGACAGATATCAACGTCGCCATCCGCGATCACCTCGCCAATCCTGAAACCAGATACGAGCCGTTGCAAATCGCGGTCGCGTCAGGCCACGGCATCGGCAAGTCTGCGGAAATGGGCATGCTGTCGAATTGGGCCATGTCCTGTTTCTCGCGCGCCAAGGTCGTCATTACGGCGAACACGGAGACGCAGCTTAGGACGAAGACAAGCCCCGAAGTCGGCCAATGGTTTCGACGCTCACTGACGGGGCATTGGTTCGATCTAAGCTCGCAGTCGATCAAGGCGCGCGATCCGAACGCGTCGGATCAGTGGCGCATGGATTTCGTAACGTGGTCTGAACACAATACGGAAGCGTTCGCCGGCCTGCACAACAAGGGCAATATCATCCTGCTCCTGTTCGATGAGGCGTCAGGCATCGCGCCGAAGGTGTGGGAAGTCGCGGAAGGCGCGATGACCGATGAGAACACGGTCATCATATGGGTAGCGTTCGGCAATCCGACACAGAACAGCGGGCGCTTTCGCGAGTGCTTCCGGCGCTTCAAGGCGTACTGGCGGACGTGGAATATCGATAGCCGCACGGTGCCTGGAACGAACAAGAAATTCTTTGAGCGTCTTCGCCAGCAATACGGCGAAGACAGCGACGTTTTCAAATATCGAGTGAGGGGGCTGTTTCCAGCGCAATCCGCCATGCAGTTTATTTCATCGGAAGACGCGGACGCCGCTCGCGGTCGCCATCTGCGCAAAGAGCAATACAGTTTCGCGCCAGTCATCATCGGGGTTGATCCGGCATGGACCGGCGACGACAAGCTTGAAATCTATCTCAGGCAAGGCCTGTACTCGAAATCGCTGGCGTCGCTGCCACGCAATGACAACGATATCCACGTTGCCAACATCGTCGCGAGGTTCGAGGAAGAGTACCAAGCCGACGCCGTGTTCATCGACGCGGGCTACGGCACTGGCATCTATTCGGCCGGCCAAACCATGGGCCGCGCGTGGCGGCTGATCTGGTTCAGCGGCAAGGCGATTGATCCCGGCTACCTCAACAAGCGCGCTGAAATGTGGGGCATGCTCAAGATGTGGCTCAAACAGGGCGGGACAATCGATCCGAGAGACACAGAGCTTTATGACGACATTATCGGTCCTGAAACCGTCGCGCGTATCGACGGCAAAATTCAGCTTGAAAGCAAGGAAGACATGAAGGACCGGCTCTTGCCTTCGCCGAACAAGGGCGATGCGCTCGCACTGACGTTCGCAGAGCCGGTATCGAAGCGCCCGGCCGGGCACAGAGTTGGTGACAGCAACCATTCAACGGTACTGGTCGATTACAACCCGCTTGGATGATGAAGCATGAAGCGCCTCGAATACGTCGTTTACAGTCTGTTCGGCTCGCCCTTATTCGCGTTCCTCATCATTGCATCCATTGCGGTAGGCCTGTTCTCTATCTTTGGGTGATCGCTCCATGTGCATGTTTTCCAAGCCTGACGTCCCAGCCGTGACGCCGCCGACCGAATATGCGCAGCAGCAAGCGCCGGATAACGCGGCAGTCCAGCAGGCCGCGCGCCGCACCACGGACAACACGAAGTCGGCCGCCTCCACAATCCTGACCTCGCCGACCGGCGTCGGCACGAACGCGGGAACGACCAAGAAGACGTTGCTCGGTTCGTAAGGCGCAGGATTGATGGACAACGCGCCGCGCTCCGAAACTCAAGTCGCATACCATCGCCGTCGCCTGGAAGAACTCAAGACGGTTCGCCAGCCGTGGGAAAGCATGTGGCAGGGGCTCGCCGACTATATCGAGCCGACGCGTCTCAGGCTGACCAATCGCGATGAGCGGGCAACGTCGCGTTCCAAGATCATAGACAGCACTGGCACGTTCGCACTGCGCACGCTGCAATCCGGCATGCATTCCGGCCTCACGTCGCCGGCTCGGCCGTGGTTCCGCCTGACGACGTTCGATCCTGACCTCAAGGATTTCGCGCCGGTAAAGGACTATCTGTCTCAGGTAGAGCAGCGCATGCGCGAGGTGTTTCAGGGCTCGAACCTCTATACCGGTTTTCACATGATTTACGGCGACCTTGGCTTGTTCGGTCAAGGCTGCGCAATCATGGCCGAAGACGACAACGAATATCTTCGCGTTCAAAACATGGTGCATGGCCGCCACTGGATTGCCCGCGACGAAAAGGGCCGGCTGACGACGCTGTATCGTCAATTCCGCTGGAGCGTCGCGCGTATCGTTTCGCACTTCGGCTATGCCGCTGCGACTGCCGTCAGCAACTCGATAAAGACGGCATACGACAATGGCAGGTACGATCAGATTTTTGATGTGTATCACGCCATCGAACCGCGTTTAAACCGCGAGGCTGGCAAGCCTGACGCGCGCAACAAACCGTTTCTGTCGAACTACTGGATAGACGCGACGACGGGCGACGCAGGCGGCGCGCTGATCAAGGAAAGCGGCTTCGATGAAAACCCGCTGATCGGTCCCGCGTGGGAAATTATCGGCGACGATCATTACGCACTGTCGCCCGGTCAGATCGCGCTCGGCGACGTGAAGATGTTGCAGCTTGAGCAGCAGCGCAAGCTTGAGGCAATCGACAAGATCGTTCGCCCGCCGATGACCGGCCCAACGTCGATGAAGAACAACCCGGCGTCGCTGTTGCCCGGCTCTGTGACGCTGGTCGATGATCCGACTGGCAAGGGCTATCGGCCGGCGATGGAAGTGCAGTTGAGGCTTTCCGAACTCGCGGCGGATATCCGCGACACGCAAGAGCGGATCAATCGCGCGCTCTATGCTGACTTGTTCCTCATGCTGACGAACATGGAAGGCGTGCAGCCGCGCAACCAGCTTGAGATATCGGAGCGCAAGGAAGAGAAGCTACTAGCGCTCGGACCCGTTCTTGAGAACGTCTACAACGATATGCTTGAGCCGGTGATTACTCGGGCATACGCGATGCTTGAGCGTCGCGGCGAACTACCGCCTGCGCCCGCCGAAGTGCAAGGGCACAACCTCAAGGTTGAGTATACCTCAATGCTTGCTCAGGCGCAGAAGGCCGTAGCGACCGGCGCGATTGAACGCGGCGTCGGCT